TCAATCGTCGTTACTGGCGTTCAGCTTCTCCGGCGGAATACCTTCCTCGCCGGATGCGAGATAACCGCCATTGATGAGGGCGGAGCGGACGATGCGCTGGATTGCCTCGTCCCTGTCGATGCCGTGATCCCTTGCAAAATCAGACAATGCCGCTTCAAGATCGTCGCTGAACCGCATATTCGCCCCCTTCATTCCTGCTTTTTTCACCAATGCATAAAGGCAAGGCGGGCAAACCCGCCTTGCCTTGATTTAATGCCCGTTCGTCATCAGCGCCAGCGATAAAGGCTGCTGTTCGACGAACTCTGCTGCGTGCTCGTGCCCACCGCATAACCGATCGCGAAACCGAGTGCGCCGACGATCGTCAGCAGGGAGGTGGCGGTGCCTGGATTTTCCTTCACGGCTTCCACGACATTCTGGCCCTGCGCCCGGACATTATGCGCCGCCTTGCGAACGCGACCGCGCGCCTCATCCAGAAATTCCGATGCATCCTCGCCAACACCTTCCGCACGGGCGGAAACGGATTTGGACAGGGATGCGATCTGCGAACGCAGTTCTGCAATCTGGTTTTCGATTGTGTCTTCGACAACATTCAGTTTGGTCTGAGCCATTAGAACACCTCTTTTGTTACCGAGGCGAAAACGTGCGGGCCCTGAAGAAGTTCCGCAACCGGGCGTAAAGTTTGACCCGCGGTTTATTTGGCCAACAGGTTTTTTGGCTTCTTGGCGAAAAAGCCTTGCAATCATTTTTCTTACGCAATAATCAGGCCGCACCGGAGAGGTGGCCGAGTGGTCGAAGGCGCTCCCCTGCTAAGGGAGTTTTATTTCTCTCCCACGCATCACCCAAATATCTGATTTCTTTATTTATTTCGGTCAATAGATTTTTTCTCAAAATCGTCGTGTGCCAATCGTGTGTCAGCGACGTTCTTTCTTGCCAAAAACCCGGTCGATAACTTCCCGGTCGGCATCCCCCTCAACATACGTTTCCATCAGCAATCTGCGAGACTTCCACCCCCCGTGATCGGCTGTCGTTGCCACGTCAACGCCATTGCGTCGGATCATCTCGGTGGCGAACCCATGGCGACCAATTTCGTGGCTCGTGAGGCGGTTCAACCCTGCCTTCTCGATCACCTTGTCAAAGCGCTTCTTTGCCGTCGATCGGTTGGCCGCGCCAAATACGAGGACCGGGTACAGGTTCCTGATGTTCGCCAGTTCGATAACCATCGAGCGCGTCAGAAACACCTTTCTAGGCTCTGTTTTGGTCTTGGCGAGGTACGCGACACCAAGCTGAAGGTTCACGTCATCCCACGTCAGGCGGCAAGCCTCGGAGACGCGTGTGGCCGTCTCAAACATGAAGCGTGCCATAGCGGCTGTTTCGGGCATATCAAGCTTCTTGGCGGTCTTGCTGAAAACGTTCAGCCAATCCGAGCTTCCCGCCGGTCGTCTCTTCTTTTCCTCTTTGAACCGCTTCACCGAAATTTTGGGCAGGCGCTTGGCCTCGGCAACATGATTGATGATGGCGCGCATCGGCGTTATCACTTGACGGTTCCATGTCGCTGGCTGGGCATCAGGGTATAGCAGCTTTGCCGCCTTGCGTATCTCGGGACCGGTGATGTCCTTGACCTTCCACTTCCTGAAATGACGAATGAGCGGTGCTGTGAACCGCCCATCCTTCCCGTCATTCAGATATTCGGCCACCGCCTCTGGAAAGGTTAGGACTGCCTCCTGGCCGTGGACAGCGGCACGACGGACCCTGTCTTCGTGTTTGATCGCGATGTCTTCCGCGAGCCGCTTGTCACCCGTTCCAGAAGTTTCTCGGTATCTCTTTCCGTCCACCGTGAAACTGTAGTGCCAGATGTCTCCGCGCTTTTTGAGGTTGGGCATTCGTTGGGCTCCGGTCGTGCGGAATTGATGATAGTCTCGATATCGGACGGCATGAGGAACATGGCCTTGCCAATGACGCGGCAGGCGCCAAGCTGTCTGGCTCGCTCTCGCAATGTTCGTTCGGAAAGGTGTATACCGCAAGCGGCCATTTTTTTAACGGCGGCCGATGGCGATATGGCTTGGTCAAAAAGGCTCGTCATCCCTCGCTCCTTTCAAGTGCCGCTCGGCGTTCAAGCTTGGACAACATAGCCAAGACTTCCGCTCCGAAGTCGGTAATGAGGTGAGAGGCAACGCCAGCTGCCTTTGTATCCGGTGTCGCGCCTTGGTCGCTTGTCCAGCGTTCCAGCAGTCTAGCCGCCTCGGTGTCAGCCATATTGGCGATGCGCTCCAATCCTTCCCTCTCGCGCTTCTCTGCTTCGGATAGGAGTTGGCGGAGGCGGGTGATCTCGGCCACAAGTACCCTATCCTCTCCGTCGCGTAAGAATTGTTTTACAGGTGGCGCGTCTCTGTAGCGGCACAGTATTTTGTTTGTCCAAGGTTCTGGATCTGAAATCTTTTGCTCGATCATATCGTCCACGTCTCAGCCCTCCTGCTTTGCGGGTGCTGCGGCGAGCATGGCGCGGTAGATTTCTGCTGTCGAATAGATCGCTGACCCGTACACGTCCTCGCAATCTTCGGCTTCTTCGCGTCCGGCTTTTTTCATTTCCTCGGTCGGCTCTATCGGAACAAGCATCCACCCCGCCACGTCCTGCACCTGTGCGGAACCGGGAGCGTCCCAAAAGTCTCCGCGCTTTTCAGCTTCACCGATCAGGTTGAGTGTTTCGAACCTGTCAACGATGCGCTGGATCATCTCAGCTGGTCCCGGCGTGTGGCGCTCTGGGTCGTGATCGGTGCAATAGCGGTATTCTCCGTCGCCTCCGGTCAACCTGTCGATTTCCTGAACAGCCTGCGAATAGCCGTCGCGAATACCGATCTGATAGGTTTCCTCGTCATCGTCGCTTCGGGCGTCCTGCACCTGTGCGGAGAGGGCGGCGTCAACCGCCGCGACGATGCGATGCAATGCCCCGACTTCGTAGGATATCGATCCGGGACTACCTTTAGAGGTGTCCACACGAAGCTCATCGCGAACGGCCTGCAAAGCCTTCACAGCCACGGATTGCGCGGGATGTGGCGCGAAAACACTGTCTGGATCGTAAACCCTATATCCGATGACATTCCGCGTCTCCAAGTCCGTCAGGATGGCAACAGCGCCCTGAACGTCCCGTACCACGTAGGGAACATCTTCGTTCAGGAACTCGACATATCCGGCTTCGTCGTTTCGGCTGGTGACCGGCTCCGAGGCGGATGGCGCGGGAGGGGCGGCGTAGAGTGGTGTGTTGGCTGGAATGAGATTGAGTAGTTCGACGTTATGGTGACCGTCGTCACCGCAATCGACCAATCCGTTGCCTTTGTAGATAGCCACAGGCTCCGCGTCCGTCGATAGGGTGGCGCGACGGTTCCAGTAGGTAACCGCCTCATTATCGCTTACGCCAGTCTCGCTTGGCGCTTCCAATCCGCATCCGACACATGATGCCCACGACATTCCCTGAGCTTGATGATGTCTCAGCCGAACGTCAGAACCGCCGCAGAAAGGGCAAGGCTTCAAGGGTTCACTCTGCATGGTGTTCGCCTCCTGTGCTGGCGAGGGCTTCTTGGATGTCGCGGATGCCGTTTCCGAGAGAACCATGCACATCCTTGTCGACGACCTGATCGCTTTCGATGGCTCCTCGGCAGTTCCGCATGCGTGTCTTCGCAGCGATTAGGGCCACTCGGTATCTCTTCACCTCGGCCTCTGCTGCCTCGGCACGAGAGTTCGCGTCTGTTAACGCTAGCAATGTTCCCCTGTCGGCAAGCTCAATTCTGTAGCGGGTTTCGACCTGAAACTGCTCTTTCCAAAAGTCTCTGTCTTTCTTCAGCGCCTCGTTCTCGCGCCGCAAGCTTTCGAGGGCGGAAGCCAGAAAATATTCAACGCCGTCATCGCCCCACTGGTTATCTTGGCACCAGCAGCGATCAGGTGCGCCCGCTGGCTCAAGCCAGATACGTTCGTGTTCGGCCTTCTTGATCTCTTCCAATGCGGTCATGGCTTCACTCCCTGTGCGATAGCACCTAGAACGAGAGCGGAGAACAGGAACCAACCCCATCCGCTCATGCCGTTGATAGCCATATAGGCAGAGACGCCAACGCACAGCGAAGTCGGGATGATTGCAAAGAAGAATGCGATAGTGCTCATGGCGTATCCTCGCGATAGAACGTGACGGGCCGGTAGACGACGGCCTTTTTGGGCTTTTCGGACTTGGGGAACGGCGCGGACTTGATCGTCTGCTTAGGGCGGGTGATGCCGATGTGCTTCTTGCGGATGGCCGCAACCTTTGCCTTCTCAGCAAGGTCGAGTGCGGTTTTTTCCACATGGCATTTCCGATGGGCAGGCCGGAGGTTTGTTTCCCGGTTCTCGCCGCCGTTGATCAGCGCCTTGACGTGATCCAAGTCCCATTTCTGGCCCGTCTGGATTTCGCACTTGCAGAGATGGCAGGTGCTATCGCGGGTAAAGATGCGCTCACGCACGCGGGGCGGGGCGCGTTGGTCGTCGGTTGCGCCGATCCACTCGTCTACTCTCCGGGCCATCACATCTGCCCTCCCAGCGCTCTGGTCATCATGTCCCGCTTGCGGCGTTCCAGATCGCGGACACGTCCTGTCTTGCCGTGGGATTGCTTCGCCTGTCGGATCTCGGCGTCGATCTCGGTTTGCCAGTTGTATTCACGGGCAAGGTTCCGTCTCGACTTCCAAGCGAGCCAGTGGTGGATGGCGCGGCGGATTAAGCGGTTCAATGCTTCGTCTCCCCATCGCTTTCGAAGCTCTCCATAATCCCGGCCGCTGTCTTGAAGGCATTCGGCAGGGACTTCTTGATGATGGTGATCGCCTCTTTGTCGGAAAGGTTCGTCATCGCCTTCATAGAAGCGGCAAGGCATACCGTGAGCGCCACGCAAATTGACTGGAACTTGCCCTCGTCATTCAAAAGCTGGGCGGCAGGTGTCTCCGTCCAGTGATTGGAAACAGCCGTAGCTATCTCTCGGCGCAGGATGTCCGTGGCCGCGTCGAAAGGATCAAGCGGGTTAAACGGTTCAGCCATCGACGCCTCCCAGATCAGAAGCCTTGCAGTCGAGCAAATCCTTGGCGATGTAGTTGCGCGCTCGGTCTACAGTCCGGTCGCCGCTAATGACGTATTGAGCCGGGACTTTCAGGCCTTCCAGCTTGCCCCAGAACGCTTCCGGCACCACGTCGCGGTAGTCGAGCTCCATGTTGTCGATCGCCTGCATACGCTGCGCTACGCCAAGCTGAGCGTCGGTTGCCGTCGTCAGTGCTTTCCGGGCGAAGTCGACGAAATGCTTCCGCACGGCTTCTGGAATGGTCGAGGCCGGAGCATCGGAGGCGGGGACATCATCCGCTCCGGCCTCATTTACTGGCGGATTGCCAGCGTCATCCGACGACGAGGCGGTGGATAGGGTGTCGTCGGAATTGGTGTTGGGCAGTATCTCGCCCGTAAGAGCGTCGTGGGCATCGCCGGCTGGGATAGATGCGGCGAAGCCTTCGCGCTCGCCTGTGTCTTCCTGTGTGGCTTCCCGCGATACCGCAAGCCGCTCAGACAGCGATGGCTTCGGCGTGATATCGCGCGCTGCCCGTGAGCGGGTCGTGTCTTCCATGTCGACCATCTCGTCATCGGTATAGACGCCAAGCATCGTCGCCGGTTCATAGATGCGGCACCAGTCGCGCGTTCCGCGGTAGATGAGCATGCGGGGGAAGTTCTTCGGAGACCATGGAGAATTGGTGCCTGTCGTTTTCCATTCCGCCACGGAGCCGTCGAAGAGACGGACGCCGGGTATACGGATGCCAGGTTTAAGGAACGAGACAAGCGGGCCGGTGCTGTCACCAACGGTGACTTCTTCATTGAACGGCTTATCGCTCATGTAAATCCGGGTGTCGTCGCCAGAGCCGGTGATGTGATGATGGAGGTTCATACCGAGCTTTGCTTGGAGAACGGCAGCCACCAGCTTGCCTTCGTAGCAGAGCTTGCCGTGAACAACGGACACACACTGCGCGACGGCGAAAGGATCGAGCCCCCAGCGAACGGCTTGGTTCACAACCAGAAAGCAGTTCGAGATGATCGTGTCGTATGGCAAGGGCCTCTTATCGTTCGCCTTGCCTTCCATGTAGAGGCTTTCCGGCATCAGCGTGGACCGAGCCATAACGGTCGCCACACGATGCATATGCTCGAAACGAGAGGTATCAAGCAAGGGAACAGCGTCGATGACCTCGATGCGCTCACGGACGGCGGTAGGCTGTTTCTGTTCAACGATGGCATTCATGGTTATGCGGCCTCCTGCTCATCTGACGGAGGAGGAACGTCGCCCTCGATGCCGTTCAGGAATCTGGTGATTTTGCTCTTGTGGTAGGGGAGCATCGTGATCTTGCGCTCGCCGCCTTGGAACGGCTCACGGCCGGGCCAATGGCCGTCATCGAGACATTTGCGGATCGTGCGCAGCGCCCAGCGGATCATCGCCTCGCCGTGGTCTAGTTCGCTCGGGATTTCCTCGCCGCCGGGGAGAAGGATCGACTGATCGTTCATTTCGACGTGTGCCGTGTCGGGAATGTCGTCGTTCAGGACGTAGACCAGTACGAAGGTTTCGAACGGAATTTTCAGGAGCCGGCAGACCATGCGCGTCATTGCCGCCTGCAGGTAATAGCCCGCATCGAAAATCTGGCGTTGCATGAAGTCTTCATCCAGACTGCCAATCGTTTTCAGGTCGGCAAACACGCCATCGGCGTTCGGCATCGCGTCGGGCCGAACCTTGAGCCAGATACCCGTCTCCGGGTCTTTCGCGGCCAGTGTACGCTCTACGCGGCCATTGAGGATGCCTTGCTGCACAAGCGGGTAGGTGGCGGCGTCGGCTCGAATGCGCTGGATCGTCTCCATCTGCTTGCTCGTGAGGACCATCAGGCGCTTGTCCTTCTGCTCCTTCATGTAGTCACGGCAGACATTGGCGTTGTTGTTCCAGACCTTCATGACGCCTTTCTCATCCTGATATTTTTCAGGGCGGACGACGAAGTTTTCTTCGAACACCTCGTCACCCAGCAAAAGGCAGTGGGCAGCCTTGCCGAAGATCAGAGCTTCAGTCGGGTCTTTCGGGTCGATGCGATCCTTGTTCCAATTCCACCGGCCCCAGAACTGCTTCGGGCTGCCACCGTGGACCGGCAGAATTTCCTTGATGATTGACTTCGAAACAGCCGGGCCGTCGAAAAGATCGCGGTCATGGTGATAGCGTTCAATCGGAACATTCCGGTATGTGCCAGGCTGGGAGATAACGCCGCCGTCGAACAGCACCTCGCCCTTGACCGGCTTTACGCGCTTCGGGATCGCATCGATCGGGCTGGTGATGTGTTCGAACTGGTCTTTGTCGATTATCTTTTCCATGAGACGGTGATCTCCTGATTGATAAGCGCCATGCGCTGATATTTCGGGTATCCGACGAAGGCCCAGGAAGCGGAGACGCTGCAAACGGTAAGCATCACGGCGATGACGGCGCGGAACTGGCGCTTGAAAGACCGGGTACGCGTGTCGATGCGCCGGATGTGGTTGCGGAGCTCGATGTAAATCTCGGTCGGGTCATCCGCTTCTTGTGTGTTGGTGGTGGAGAAAGCGGAGGGCATCACGCACCAGCCTTCTCGAACTGGATGCTGGCAACGTATCGAGCGTTCATCCGAGCTAGTTCATTTCCGTCTTTGTCCCAGACGTGGAACCAGTGGATTCCATATTCGCCAAGGTTCTGCGTGATCTCGGTGATTGACGATACGCCATCGTATCCGACGATATGAGCGACAGGATATTCACCGTCGCGGCGAGGCTCATCGCCCCAAATTCCTTTGATGACTGCCATTTCCTGCCCCTTCATATCTCTGTTACTCTGACAAAGCCGGTGGGTTGGTTAGGTCTTGACGGGAGCCACAAAGAGCTTCGTTCCAACTGCCAGCGTCGGCGGGTCGGTGAGGATTTCGATGATTGCCGTCTTGCCGGGCTGGTTGTCGTTGATGACGACAGCGGCAGGGATCGCAGCCTTGAAAGTCTGCCAAGCCTGATCGACCTCCTGAGAAAATTCCTCGGTCATCTGGTCGAACATTTCGGCGTCGAGGACGGCCTGCTCATCGGTCAGGATAGCTGTGACGAGATCAGCAAGTTCAATCGCCGCTGCATCATCGCTGTTTGCTGCCTTTGCTGCCAACTCCAAGAGTTTGGCGCGGTCTTCTGGGTATGTGCTGAACGGTCGCATATCGCACTCCGGTGCTGAACGCGACTTAACCGGACAATTCATCACTGGAGGGTTTGCCCCGGCGCAATCAAACCCACAAATTTGGCAATCTTTTTCTTCGCTCATTTCCCTATCCCTTGTCTGAAGCCCTATGCGGGGCGGCTGGTGCGGCGCTCAGTCTTCGAGCGGCACAACCTTGAATTCGTACTCTGGGTTGCTGGTGGAGTTTGCCGATACGAAAGCGGACGCCTTTTCTTCAGTCGGGAACTGAACGGCGTGTATCCGCAACGAATTCATGGAGCCGCCTGACGAAATGAACTTGAAAGCCTTCGAACCCTTCTTACGAACCTTTACCGCGTAGCTCATAGTCATCACTCCGCCGCTTCCAGACGACCGATGACGGCGCCGTGGACGATGGGGTTGAAAACCCGAATGGCGTAAGAAGACGGATCAGCGTGGGCGGCATAGCGCTCGAACTTGACGACCTCGCCGCCGTATTGGTCAGCATCGTCGTTCGCTTCACCTTCGCTGCGATACTCAAACACGTCGCATTCGTCGGTCGTAAACTCGGTTCCGTTGAAAACACGGGCGCCGTCTTCAATCCTGTATCGAGTTACCTGTGCCATTTGCTCATCCTCAGTGGTTGAGATCGAATTGGAGATCAGGCGCGAACAACCTTTTCCGGGCTGCACTGAGACCAGAACTCGTCGCGGAATTGCTGTGGATCGAGGCTGTTCGCTTCGGCGTAAGCCTCGGTCAGGAGCGTGAACGTCTGCGTTCCAAGGCCCATCAGGTAGGCTTTGCGCCCGTCGTCACGGATTGCTCGGAGAACGTGCGCAACGGCTGTTTCGGCTTTGGTCGCGCTCATGCTGCCACCGCCATGTATCCGCCCTTGCCGTGGTTCTTGCCGCCGCAGGAGCATTCGCATTTCATGATGAGGCCAGTCGCATTGACGCAGCGAGCATCGCATTCGTGGCGAGAGGGGGTCAGCTTGTATTCCACGGTACGCTCTACTGTCGTGTAGCCCTGCCAGCCCTCACCAGCGACGAAGTAAAGTTCATCCTTGGAGACGTAGCCGACCAGCTTGCCGTTGCGCTCGTGAACGCCCTGAAGCTGTTTGTCGCCAGAAAAGTATTTCAGGTTTGCCATCGTCTCATCTCCGGTTCTTGTGGTGGCCGCGAGATCGGCTGCCGTGAATTGGATGAGCCGTTTTTCGTCTTGCTCAGGACGCATGCGATCAATCTCTATTCATCAAGTCCGAGAGCTATCCGGCTCGGCCCGGTGCCTTTCCTTCAGGCCCTGCGCGCACCGCGCTGCAGTTTACATGGCGACCTCCGGTTCTGCTCTTTGGCTCGGCAGCGAGATCGGCGGGTGAGGCGTCTTCGTCGCTGCTGATGATTTACACTAGTACGGAAAAATACGTATTGCAACAGGTAATGCGGAAAAATCCGACAAAAATAATTTGCGGCATGCGGAATAATCCGTTATGCCTTTGGCATGACAAAAGAAGACAAGCCCTTTGAGGAATGGAAGTTTGCGCGCAAGCGTGACGAGTGGATGCGGAGGCTAGCTAGCGTTCCGCAATCCGAGATATCGTCCGGCGCTAAATTGGTGGCGTTCCGTATTTCTCTCTACATGCGAGAAAGGCAGAGGCGGGCGTTCCCAGGATACGAAGAGTTGGCGGCAGGCTGCGGCATGAGCGAGAGGATCGTTCAAGAGCACACTAAAACGGTCGCAAACGCTGGCTGGCTCGACGTTGAAAGAAAGAGGAATCAGGGCAACACGTACTGGCTAAAGTACCCGTTTGTTCAGGAAGACGGATACGTAATCCCGCTGCCTAAACGAGCGACTTCAGACGATGATGATGACGACGAATAACGGAAGTGTGGTTCCGTTATTAACGGAACTTTGTCGCAGATATAACGGAAGTGTGGTTCCGTTGAATAACATTAGAGGAATAACACTACCAATAACGCAAACACAATATACGTGCGATTTCGCCTCAAAAGCCGTAAGAGACTGGCTCCCATTTTCCGATAACAATTCCCTTCACAACCACGTTGTCAGTCTCACCCCCCAATAAGGGGATTGGCTTATGAGAAGGGTTGGAGCTGCGTGGAACCAGAGAGTATTTGCCTTTGCCTAGGACTATAACCTCCTTGAGGGTGTTCTCGACCAGTTGGCCCTCCACGATGTGGCGCTCAATGTGGACGCACATACCGGTTCTAAGAGATAATCCACTTTCCGCGTAATCGACACAGATTACGATGCTTCCGTCGGCAAACAGCTCATTCATGCTGTCTCCTTCGATTTCCAATGCGTATTGCCTGATATCTGGAAAGCGAAGGTCTCTAGCAACAGCTATGCGCGGCTTGCTGTGTTCGTCCTGGTCCTCAATCGAAATGTCTTTGTAGACGCCAGCGGCCACTTTCCCTGCTACCACCATACCGGAATTGGCTGGCGCCTCTGTGTGGCTTGCTATGAGCCGGGAAAGAGGCACGCCGAGTGCGTCCGCAATGTTCTGAAGGTCGTCAACCTTCAAACTTTTCTTGCGACCCTTGAGGTAGTCGCGGATGTAATCCTTATCGCGACCAATCATTGTTGCCAGCGGCGCGGCTTGAATGCCGGCCGCTTCCATAGCGTCGAGAAGTGCTTTTTTACTCAATAGACTCATGCTCCGCAGGGTAGCGAGACGGAAAAATTCGTCCATGCGTAAAAAATCGCTTGAAGAATACGGAAAAATACGTATCTACTAAGCGAATGGAACACGAACTTCGCGCAAAACTCATCAGCACCGCCGAGCGGTGCACACGTCTCACAGAAATGAGTGAGGCGACGATAGGCCTGAAGGCGGTGAAGGATAATACCGTCTTCAAGCGCATCCGTGGCGGCGCCGGTTTCACGGTGAAGACATATGACCGGCTCATAGCCTTTATGGAGAAGGCAATGCACGGGCATTCGGAGAACGCAACATGACGCTGAATGTCTCCGCATATCCGCTCTGCGCCGCAAGGCTCAAGTTCCAGCGCGCCGATCTCAGCGACAAGCTGATGACGCATTACTGGGCGGCAGTGTGCGTGGCATTTGATATTCGCGATGCAGAGCTTGCGGAGGCCGGCGGCTTCAACTTCGAGAGCCGCACGGAAGAAAATGGCAAGCGCCTCCTGTCTGGTCTGGAAAAGCTTCTGATGAAGCGCCAGCAGCGTGTTGCGGCCAATTCCGCATATGCCAGCCTTGAGCTTCGGGCATCTCTGGGCGCCAGAGGTATCAAGACCTCGAAGCTTAAGACCGAGGACGATTACTGGCTCGTAGCAGAAACGCTCTTTGCCGGTCGCATCACTCGCGATGGCGGACTGACGCGGCTTTACGCGCAGATTTGCAACATCACCAAGAAAGAGCGCGCTCGCCTCACGGCTGAGAACCTCAAGAAAATTGACCCGGACTGGCTTTCGGATGCCGCAGCTCATCAAAGGAAACTCCAGTGACTGAACAGAAGATCACAATGGCAGGTCTGGAAAAGATGTTTGCCGACAGCGAGCCGCAGCTTGTCGACGGAGCTTCTCAGGACTGCATAGGAGAACTGGACATCGATCCGGCCCGGTTGCTGAAAAAGGTAATCGCTGCGGTAATCAGTCACGGTCAGGGGCATATCCTTTACGAGTTCCCCGAAGTTCTCGAATTCACCAAATCGCGCATCCCGAGCCGCAGTGAGCTTGAAGGCCACACCGGCATCGATGAGCGCATGTTCGAAGCAAAGGCCAAGTGGCCGGACCTCATTCCGGGGACGCAGATATGACGAACTGGAACCACGATCTCTCCCAGGCACCGCGCGACGGCAGTCACGTCATTCTGGCGATGCCGAACAAGACGACGCTCCGTTCCTACTGGTGCGAGCCGAAGAACGAGCCAGCGCACTGGTGCATGCTGAGCCACAAGAATGTGCCGGTAGCGTGGATGCCGTGGCCGGAACATCCTTTCAAAGCTTCCCCCGACGATGCCGCAGTTACGTCGGGCAATGATTTGCGCAAACCTGTTGCTGCGGAACAGGGTCAAATTATCCGGGAAGGGGATGCGCCCCGTGGAACCGACCGTGCAAGCGGTGACGCTTCGGGCCCGGATACCAATCAGCCTGAAAAGGCAACGAAGAGCGGAGTGGGACCGCTCCCCGGCGCAGCTGGAGCCGATGGCACCCACAAACCAGCAGAGGACGAGCGGAGTGTTGAAGCCGCTGGTGGAGCAGCGCTCGTCCTCACCAATTTCTTCCTCGAAGACGTAGGCGGTGGCGCATGATGGACACATCACTCCAAGCCCCCAACCGTCACATCCACGACCGCACGGAAATCAACGCGATGACTGATGCTTGGATCGCCAAGAACGGTGAGCCTCGGAAGTTCGAACGCGGGTTCTGCACCGATCTGGATTACCTCAAGCACCTCATGGCCGGTTACGGATACACCGTGACTTACCACGGCCGGCGGTTCTTCTCGATGGAGAAGGCTGGGTTCCGTGGTGTTCCCAAGCGCATCAGCCATGAGCAGCTTTTTGAGCGGATCGACGCGGTTCTGGTCAAGAATGGCAAGCAGCCTTTCGGATGGAGGAAGTGATGGTTTCATCGTTCTCTGCCGACGAACGGCAACTCCTCATTCTGGCGGCATGGTTCTTCTCGACGCTCGTTGTGTCGGCGGTACTGGCGCACCTGGCATTCTCGGGGCGGAAGTGATGAGCAATCTCAGTTCGAAAGACATCAAATCGGTCCGCAAGGTTCATTTTTGTGAGCAGTGCAACACGACAATCGAAGTCGGCCAGCCGGCACATTACTCGTTCGGTATTTGGGAAGGATATCCTTTCAGCGTCTACGTCCATCCTGAATGCAGGGCGGCAGCGCAAGAATATGCCGAGCTGAACGACCTGTGGTTCGAAGACTATCCGTGGTTTCAATTCATGGATGACAGCGAACACGGCCACCATAGCTGGCTCCTAGACAATCACCCTGCCGTAGCAGAGCGGCTGAAAATTAAACCCAATCTGAGCGGCACGTCCCCCTGACGCTCAGCGCTGGTCGCTTTCATCCCGCTCCCGATGGGCGGCCAGCACTCTTACCAAAGTCCTCCCCCGCAGCCTTGCGATGACTGCGGCGAGGGGGACTCCGAGGTGGACATATCCGCTTTGATGCGGCCGGCCTTGGGAGGCGAGTTTCTGTTTTTCATTCTCGCCTCCCTCGCAATCTGAATGGTTCATCTGTGATTTCCTAACGTGTCTCTAGCAAGCACATGGAATCACAGAAGGAATCGGAAATGTCGGGAATTTCACCCGAGTATTCGGGAAAACTAAAACAGGGAAATTGCAAGCAAATGTCTGATGTAGCGACAGCAAATTTTCTGGTCGAGGAGATCGGCGGGAAACGCCGCGTCGGAGATATGTTCCACGCGGCCGTCAAGGAACTGAACAAGCGGTTCCCTCACAAGGCCGACCCCCAGAACAAATGGACAGAACGCCGCCTGAGAGGGTGGTGGAACAACGAGAGCAATGTCGTGAAGCACTTCCAGATGATGGAACTTTTCGACACTGCCGAGCAACTGAGGAAGGCGCGGCAAGAGCATGAAGATTTCATTGAAAAAACCGCCCGTATTCGTGCGCTGGCTCAGCTTAAAGCAGCGAATGGAACTGGCCGCGTGGCTGAGAGCTAAAGGCGCGTCGTGGGCGGAGTGGGTATGTCCTGAGCTTGTTGACGGAGGTTTTGACGAATGACTGCACCTCGATTGAAGGAATCTCACATTCACAAGGCGGTCATGGCGCACTGGAAGATTTCCGGCAAGCCGGGAACTCTCGTCGCGACTATCCCGAACATGGGAGCTTTTGGTCAGAACGGTCTTACGAAGGGGCTCCCTGACCTTATCGTCATCGGTCCCGGCGTCCACGGATACATCGAGCTTAAGACCGAAACCGGGAAGCTTTCTCAGCCTCAGCGCGAGTTTCAGGCGCTCTGCGCGATCCATAACATCAGGTTCGCCGTCACCCATGGCCGCGATGAGCCTATTCAGGTTCTCAAGGAATGGGGGATCGTAGCATGAATGTCGTATCGATCCACGATCACGTTGAAAAGGCATGGGAGGCTTACGTCACCGCGCAGCGCCTGGCTGAAAGAACCATGGATATCGAAGATGGTAAAGCTGCCGGCCGTGCTTGGCGCCGCTGGTTGAGCCTTTTCACACCTGACGATCAGAAGCACATCGTCAAAGATGGAAGGGCATCAGCATGACCCTTGCATTCGATAGGTCTGCCTACGTCGCTGAGATCGAGCAGAACGTTCTCGGTGCTCTAATGATCGGGCAGGGCGGCCAAGAGACGCTTTCTCTTCTCAAGGAATACCACTTCATCGAAGTGTTTCACCAGCACATCTATGCGGCGATTAAGTCTGCTCAGGAGCGTTATAACTCCAGCAATCCAGTTATCGTGAAGCGTCTGCTTACGGAACAGCAGATCGAGGCCTTTGAGAAGGCAAACGAAATCAGGATGCCTGATTACATCGCGCACATTCTCGGATCAGCCACCACGGCTTCATCGGCTTCTATCGAGAATGCCAAGAAGATTATCGAGCAGTGGGCGCGCATTTCCTTGGCGCATGAAGCAGGACGCATCCATGCCGCAGCGAACGATCCGATGGCCGACGTTCGCATGGTTGCCCATGAAGCGGCGAAGAATATCGATGACATCATGGCAGAGGTTCGCTCCGGTCCTGCGCGTAAATCGCGCGTGTCGATCGGCAACGCTGCCCAGCGCGCTATCGAGAACGCCGAGCAGGCCAAGCGTAACGGAACGGGTCTGACTGGCATCTCATGGGGCTTGTCCGATCTCAACCGGATGACGGGCGGTATTCAGCGGCGCGACCTAACATTGATCGGCGCTCGCCCTTCCATGGGCAAGTCCACCATTGCTTTCTCGGTGGCGCTCAAAGCCGCAAAGGCTGGCCACGCAGCGGGTATTATTTCTCTTGAGATGGACGCCGAGAAAGTCGCCGCACGCGCTCTTTCAGACTACCTCTACGAGCTGAACGTCAAAATTCCTTACGTCGATATCATCCGCGGCAACGTTGATGACGATTGCATGGACGCCATTGCAGACGCCCAGATTGGGATTGAGCGGCTTCCTCTGGTCATCGATGAGCAGTCGGGACAGACCGTCACGGATATTCGTGTCCGTGCTGAGCGTATGGTCGAAGATAGCCGGTCTGCCGGAAATCCGCTTGCGGTTCTGTTCATCGACCACCTTGGCCTCATTCGCCCGTCGTCGCGCTACAGCGGCAATCGCACCAATGAAATAGCCGAGATCACCAGCAGTCTCAAATCGCTTGCCAGAGAGCTTGATATCGCTGTCGTTCTTCTGTCCCAGCTAAACCGAGCGCTGGAAACTAGAGAGCAGAAGCGGCCGCAACTGTCAGACCTTCGGGACTCTGGCGCTATCGAGCAGGATGCTGACATGATCGCCTTTCTGTACCGGGAATCTTATTACCTGGAGCGGGAGCAGGGCGGCTCGTTCGATGAGCAGGAGCAGCGCGCCGAGCGCCTTGTAGAAGCTCAGAATAAGCTTGAGTTCATCATTGCAAAGCAGAGGAACGGTTCTCTCGGAACCGTCAACCTGTTTGCCGACATGGCCTACTGCGCCGTGAGAACGGGAGCGCAGCAATGAACGGGCTTCCATACTACAAGGCTTATCCGCGAGATTTCATCGAAGGGACCGTTGGTATGTCCTTCGAGTTGAAGGGTGCTTATCGGCTGGTTCTCGACCTGATTTACATGCAGGGAGGAAACCTGCCGGACGACGAGCGATACATTTCCGGCCTTCTTGGATGCACGATCCGCAAGTGGAAATCGTTCCGTTCTGAACTAGTTTCGCGTGGCAAAATCCAAGTGAACGGCGAGTTTTTGACGAATGAACGCGCAGTTTCGGAACTCGAAACTCTGAGAAAACTCACAGATAAACAGAGCGAAAACAGGTCCAAGCCTAATAAAATCAAGGAGATAAAATCTCCACCGTTCAACCATACAGAACCAGAACCAGAAACAGAAGCTACGCTTAGCAGCGTAGCAGACGCGCTGCCGCAAAATGATCTGGATATCCTCCAAAGCAAATTAATCGAGGCAGCCGGAGAGAATGGTATCCAGCCGCACGGTTCAATCATCGTCGGCCCGATTGTCGAACTCATCGCAACCGGCGTGAACCTTGAACTGGATATCCTTCCGGTCATCCGGTCGCGCTGCAACGGACGCCGCCGTCCGGCCGGATCGTGGGCATACTTCGTCCCGGCCATTCGGGAAGCCTACGAGCGTCGCGTCGGCTCCAGCAAGGGTCTCGAAGCAAAGCCATTGCCAACCAACCAGACCGACGAATGGTGGGCGAAGAAGCTTTCCTTCGCCCGTCTCAACCGCATCTGGGAAACATCATCATTCGGGCCGATGCCCGGAAAGGATGGATGCATGGTGCCTACGCATCTTCTCCAAAGCGACGACGGCAAAGGCTGGCGTGATACCGACGACGAACGAAAGAGGGCGGCAGCATGACATGCCCACTTACACCCCGCCAGTTGGAATGTGTGACGCTGCTTGCAGACGGCAAGTCCACGAAGCTGATCGCCGAATGCCTCGGCATCTCCACTCACACCGTCACGGTCTACCTGAAGATTTGCCGGGATCGAGCAGGCGTCTCGAAGGAAACCGCGCTCGTCGCCAAGGCAATACGGGAAGGATGGATCCAATGACCATTCAGGAGCGATTAGAGGTTCAGGTCTCCGAACACGAAGCGTTGGGGTCGACCCGTTGCGACAAATCTCTCGGTATTCGTTCAATGCCTGAAGGATACGCATTGATGCTGAACCGTGACGAGAGCCATTTCTATTGGCTCAAGTTCGATGGCTCTGAAGGGGTGGAGGCGTGGGACAAATGGTACGTCTACCACTCGGCCACGATGAATAGCGAGAGCTGCGAGATACTCGCATCGCTTCAAGGCAAGATTGGAGCGTCGGCATGACCCACCCCATCCAATGGAACGGCTCAAGCACCAGCTTTGGACCGGAGTATGCCAGAGCGCAGAATAGAAGGGAGTTGTTTCCGCGATGAATGAATTCTCAGGTTATGCAGTCCAGCGCGGCGGCCAGTGGTGGGCAATGGTCAGATTTGCCCGCGATGCCAAACCAAAGCCGATCATGGGCGCCGGCGACAAGCCAGAAGGCTTCCCGGATGAACTGTCGGCCACCAAGGCGGCGCTCCGGCATGTTTTGGCATATTTCAACGGTCATCTCGTCTGCTCCCGCGAGATCGAAGGCGCCAGCATCAAGCAGGTACGTCGTGCCCAGGCAGAGCGCATTTTCAGCAAGGGCAAAGAGATCAGCGTGGAAAGGAGGGAAATGGCATGAACAGGATAGTCATCAACATGGACGCCCAAGGCCTGTTCACGGTCTACAGCGACGAGCCGGTCGAGTTCTTCGTGGTTTGCGACCACGCGCCCAATGATCGCGTCTACCAGATGGAAGTCGAGACAGGTGTGGAGAAGGTTCAGCAGCAGCTTGGCACCGATCCGGTAGGCCACAAGCACGACAGCCACGCGCTTGGTAGTGGCCATGGCCCACGCAAGCCGCCGTCAAAGCGGAAGCTGGAGGTGGTGAAATGAACCACCACGTCAACCTAACCCCATCGCAAAGAGCATGGCACGACGCTGCAAAGGCTAGAGAGGCTGATAGAGTGCGGAAGGCAATGCGGTTGAAAGCCGTGGCGCCAGCACCCAAGCCAATCGAGATGCCAGCGGCAAAGCCTAAGGCGCGTCTCGTTCAGGTCGCACCGGTTGGCCAAATTATCCCCCTGCATTTCAACACGTTCAAAACGATCAGCATCGCATGGGTTGGGGAATACTGCCCTTACGCCGGAGGATCGGTAGAGCTTGCCCGCGACCGCAGCATGGCAGAGATAGCTATCGAGTGGCTTAAACGCTTCCCCGGCGTCTCTATGGCCGAAATAAAGGGGTCGGCGCGCGCTCGGCGGATTGTCTTCCCGCGGCAGATCATCATCTTCTTCATTAAGCATGAGAGGCAAAACATTTCATATCCACAAATAGGTCGGTGGATGGGCAACAGGGATCATACGACCTGTTTGACCTCGTACAACAAGGTCAAGGCCATGATCGACAACGGTACGTTCGATGCCGAGGTAGAGGAATGGCACCGGATGTTCGGGAAGGCGAGGGCGGAATGACCAACCACCCGGAAGCCGAAGCAATCCTGAATGAGTTCGGCATTTCCGTGGTGCATCCAAGCTCTGTGCCCGGAATCGGCCAGACGAGGGCTGTAGGGACTGTGGAGCACATCCGGGTGACTAAGGGCGCGGACTATGCCCGCTTCGTTGTCATGACGCTGGCAGAGAGCGACAACAACAAGGGAGCCATCAATAGGTACTCCCTGTCGGCCGCCAGCGCCCTGACGAAGTACGCCCGGGATAAATACCCGGACCTGATGGAGAATGATCTGGAAAGCTGGTTCCGGTTCTGGTCGGGGACACCGCTTCCGGTACTGGTTGATATGATCTTGGATGTCCACGGGGAGGCGAAGCGCAGCGATACACTTTATGGTATGCTGCTATGGCGATTTGAAATGGAATTCGGACGGCTTTCTCGCCAAGGCGATTTCTTCCATGAAACAGGAGTGACGGCATGACGGAAGGTGAAATTCTCGATCTCTTCATCCGGGCGGCGGCGACAGATCACAAACTGCCGCACGCTCCCAAGCCAGCGGAGCTAAAGGCGCAATCACTGCCGTTCATCCATTCTGCTGCTGAAAAGGGTGGGTGGATACCTGCCGACTTTAACGAGAAGTGGGAGGTGGTGAGCCGAAAGGACCATCTAGGCAATGATATCCCGCTGTCGGAGGCCCAACGGCGGGTGATGAAGAAGCAGTTGAACGATCGGCTTGAGTACGGTGACACAGGTCGCTTGGAACTACAGGCAAGAGAGTTCTGGAACGGGGAGAGTATCACCCCTTCGCAAGTCACCGAAATGGAACGAGCGCTTGAGTTGATGCGATTGGTCTCACGTTCTCGCAACCGACGTTGTCTATGGGCGTACGCCAAGAGCAAGTCGAAGGTTCTTTTCGAGGAAGCCGACGCTTCGGTTACGATAACCCCGGATGATGGAAAGAAGCGCAGATCGTCGTATTCTTACACCGGCAAAACCAGGCGAAGAATGTCTTTCAGCAAGTGGTGCGTCGAAGTCGAAGATATCCACCGGAACTATGGTAAAACGTGCGCGGATCATGCTATTGCAGAAATCGCATTAAAAGCCTTCGGCAACCGTCTGTTTCCTAACGAAAACGTAGGGAAACGCACCTTGCAGAACGGCCAAGATTTCGGGCATATTCCAGCCACGATGGACAACAGCGCGTCAGACAGCCGAATGACTGTTAGCGGGTGGTGCGTCCGAGATACGAACAAAGCGCTCCGCAAGTTCGACAGCGAAATCATCCATGTGCCGCTGACTGATTTGCGCAATGCAAGACGCCGGCAGCGTGAAGCTCGAAAGCGCGAGGCGGCATAACAGTTCGCATGATGACGCGGTAATCAGCCAAGGCCGTCCTCCCCGCAAGGGTGTAGAGTAATCCGAGTAGTTGGCGCTCGGCATGCGATAGAGAAGAGGATAGACGTTATAGCGGTTAGATCTGCTGTAATCGTGACGCGCAACGGTTCTTGGCTCACTGCCCTAGTGAATGGTTGCGCTCCTCTGCTTAATTCGCCCAACAGGGCAACGGAATGCGAGGCGGCGCTGAAACGCAGAAGCGCCCAAAAGCGTGCTGGGATGCGCATCAATACTTGTAACCGCCGCTGGGAGATTGAAGACCCGGTAAGGTGCGCATAGCCACGGTAGCGTGTGGCCCTCGCAGCAAATCAGGAAGGCGGGCATAGCTCGTGAAGGTTGGGAGACCCGGCCGTTCCTTCCTGACTTACTTGCAGAAAGTGCAAATAAATCTCACCAGCCCCGCCCGTAACAAGGTGGGGCTTTCGTTTATGGAGATGAGCATGCACACTGTGATCATCGATGAGAGCGAGCGCCAGCGTATGGTGATCAACGAGGTCAACAAGGCTGTGCGCCGTTGCAAGATCGGCAAGGTGACGCGGAAAACGCATCCTGTGCCTGCCCAGATCAAGGACATGTTTCGTGGTGTGTTTTGGCCTCACACGGACACACCTTTGCCGACGCAGTCCTACATGCCGAAGTGCGGATGCAAGGTAGGCTCTGCTTGCGGCAATGTCGCTTGCCCGCATCGCCTCATCGCAACGTGTTCGGTTGCCGCCTAACCCCATTCACCCGCCCACATGGAGAGAGCGATGAAGCACTGGCCAGAACAGACGCCTATTGAAGCAATGCGGGGCGAGAACGAAATCCGGCCGATGCAATACAAGAAGGCGCGGCTTAAGAACATGTTTCGCCTTGAGGAATTTCGGGATCGCTGGGCAGAACTCAAATACTCCGTCTACCAGCGCCGCCGTGGCGCCACCCCATGACCACCACCGAGCAAGAGCGGGAGAGGCGCAATGGCTGAAATGATAATCGACGCCCCCAAGATCACCGTCGGCGTGAAGATCAAGTTCCCGCGCTTCTATGGCCTCAGGATGAAGGCTCTGCTGTGGGTGTTCCGCCTAGCGCAGTATGTCGCACCTCCCGGCGTTCTGGTCGAGGTGCTGCCGGTCAAGCCTGATGGCGATATGGTTCGGTTCGAAGGTGACACCGCAGAAGGCGGCAAGATCGTCCTTTGTGAATATCCCGAAGGCTACATCCTTCGCCATCATGGCGAGGTTGTGTGGCGTGAATGGCGTAGGCATGCCGAGTAAGCTCAAGACCCTCAAGCCCCAGATCGCCACCATCAAGCCACTGATAGGCAGAGCAACAGGGGATGAGAAGGCAAGGCACCGTGAGCGCGATACCTCGCAGCAATGGCGCCAATGGTACAAGACCAGCAGATGGCAGAAGCTAAGATGGTCGATCTTGGTAAGGGATAACTTCACCTGCCAGCGATGTGGCAGGGTTGATGTCTCCAAGAATGGTCTGCACTGCGACCACACAGAGAGACATGGAGGAGACGAGGCTAGGTTCTGGTCTGGTCCATTCCAGACGCTGTGCGCACACTGTCATAACAGCAACAAGCAACGCGAAGAGCGGCGCGCATAGGTCTAGGCCTAAAGCAAATACCGGGGGGGGGTAGGCAAAACCTTGAAAAGACATGCCTTTCTAGACCCGCGACCCCCTCATGTGGAGATTTTTTTCTCGTCCTGACGCTTGGACCTGCGAACTAAGGTGCGAACTCGAAAATGACCGACAAGAAAAAAGCGGTTGATTGGGCCGAGATCGAGAAGGATTACCGCGCCGGGATCATGGGAATCCGGGAGATTGGGCGCTGGTATCAGGTTTCCGATACAGCTATTCGGAAGAAGGCAAAGGCGGAAGGCTGGGAGCGGAAAGAACTGAAGACCAGTTCGCAGGTAGTTCGCACGCAGGAGCCGCGAACCGAGCCGGTAATTATGGCCGGTGTTGATGCGACAAAGCCTGAAAACATCGTAGGGCGTGGCCGAAACCTGATTGTTCGACTGCTTGAAGAGTTGGACGCGGTGACTACGCATCACACTGACCTCGCGGAAATGATTGAGGCAGCCGAGGAAGACCCGCGCCGCCGCGCCGCGATGCTGAAGGCGATCGATTTGCCGAACCGAGCAAACGTGGTGAAATCACTGGCGACGGCGTTCAAGACGTTTTCGGAGACCGCAGCGCCAGAGGGTAAAAAGGCCCAGCGGCAGGAGCGAGCCGAGCAAGCGTCATCGGCCGGTAAGTTCGCAGTGCGCAGCGCGCCTAAGTTGGTGATTGACAACAAATGAAGGATTGGACAACGGCCTGCCCGGATTGGGAGCGGCGGATAGTGGCGCGCGAAAGCCTGATACCGCTTTCGCCTCTATTCCAGAGCGAAGCCGACCAGGCACTGGCAGTATTCAAGTCGCTTCGGGTGGTAGACCTTCCCGGCAAGCCTACGTTCGGTGAAGTCTGCGAGCAGTGGGTTTTCGATTTCGTCTCTGCGATTTTTGGAGCGAACGACCCGCAGACTGGCAATCAGCTTATTTCCGAGTTCTTTTTGTTGATTTCCAAGAAGAACACGAAGTCAACAATCGCTGCGGGCATCATGCTTACGGCACTCATCATCAACTGGCGTGAGGACGAAGAGCTTCTTATCCTCGCGCCAACGATCGAAGTTGCGCAGAACAGTTTTAAGCCTGCCGCATCCATGGTGCGCGCTGACCCAGATCTGGAAGAACTGTTTCAGGTTCAGGACCATCTCCGCACGATCACGCATCGCGTCACGAAGGCCGCTCTCAAGGTGGTGGCCGCTGATGCTGATACGGTATCGGGCAAGAAGTCGGGCCGAATCCTGATCGATGAGCTTTGGGTGTTCGGGAAGCGGCCTAGTGCTGACGCGATGTTCCGCGAGGCGACTGGCGGTCTTGTGTCCAGACCTGAAGGGTTTGTGATTTATCTTTCGACGCAGAGCGATGAGCCGCCAGCCGGAGTCTTCAAAGACAAGCTCGATTATGCCCGCGATGTCCGCGACGGGAAGATTGCAGATAACAAGTTCCTGCCGCTGATTTACGAGTTCCCGGCGGCGATGATCAAGACCGAGGCGTATCTGAAGACGGAAAACTTCTACGTCACCAATCCGAACCTTGGGAAATCGGTTCGCCTTGATTGGCTAGAAGGGGAATTGCGGAAGGAATTGGCGAAAGACGCCAAGTCCAGAAACGTCTTCCTGGCGAAGCATTTCAACATCGAGATCGGGATGAACCTGAGATCGAACCGCTGGCCGGGAGCGGACTTCTGGGAAGATCGCGGCGATGAAGAGTTAGACCTTCCGGCAATTCTTGACCGGTCAGAAGTGGTCGTGGTCGGGATCGACGGCGGCGGCCTTGATGACCTTTTCGGGCTGACGGTGCTAGGACGCGAACGCGGCTCCCGCGATTGGCTGTCCTGGTCGCATGCGTGGTGCCACAAGGGCGTGCTGGAGCGTCGAAAATCGATCGCCTCTAAGCTAAACGACTTCAAGGGGGACGGTCTGCTGACAATCGTTGATGACGAGCTAAAGGACATCTCCGAAATCGTGGAGATCATCTCCGACATCAAGGCCCGCGGGCTGCTGGCCTCGGTTGCTGTCGATCCGGCTGGCCTTGGTGAGATGATCGAAGCGCTGGCCGAGATTGAAGTGACGCAAGAGGCTGGCAATCTCGTAGGCGCGCCTCAGGGCTACGCGATGATGAACAGCATCAAGACGGCTGAGCGCAAGCTTGCGAACGGCACCTTGAAGCATGCTCCTTCCGCTCTGATGGACTGGTGCGTGTCCAACCTGAAGATCGAGCCCACGGCTACGGCCATTCGGGCGACGAAACAGAATGCGGGCGATGCAAAGATTGACCCTGTCATGTCGCTTTTTGACGCCGTGACAGTCATGAGCAGAAACCCAGAAGCACCGGGGGCAGGAATGGACGATTACTTCAAGAGCCTGGCAGGTGCAGCGTGAACGCAATCCAGAAGATCAAGAGCGCGATTGTTCGGCGCCTGACCGTTCGCGAGCCGGATGGCTGGTATCCCGATGCCATGCGCGGCGATGCGGGCGAACTGGTGACGGACGGCACCGCGCTGTCTCTGTCGGCTGTCTGGGCCTGCGTCAACTTGCTTGCCGGCACCATCGCCAGCCTGCCATTGATGGTCTATCGCACCGATGCGCAGGGAAAGCGCACATTGGCGCGCGACCATCGGCTCTATCGGGTGCTTCACGACAGCCCGAACTATGACCAGACGGCGGTTGACTTCTGGGAGTTCGTCAGTGCCTCGCTCGAACTGTGGGGCAACGCCTATGCTCGCATCGAGCGCAGCGGCGGCCAAGTCTCTGGCCTTCATCCCGTCGCGCCGAACCTTGTTTCAGTACGCAGGCTGAGCAATGGGTCGATCGAATACCGCTGGACCGAGGATGGCAAGTCCTACGTCGAGACAGACGGAGCCATGATGCACATCCGCGGTTTCGGCGGAAACCCGCTTGGGGGCATGTCGACGCTGCACTTCGGCCGGAACACCTTTAGTCTGGCGCGGGCGGTTGATCGCTCGGCTGGCAGTACGTTCAAAAATGGTCTGCGCCCATCTGGCGTGCTGACTTTCGCAGCATGGCTGTCGCCAGAGCAGCGAGAGATCGCGAAAACCAATCTCGTTGAGAACTATCTTGGCGCGATGAACTCCGGTCGACCACTCATTCTCGAAGGCGACACGAAGTGGCAGCAGCTCACGATAACGCCTGAAGACGCGCAGATGCTGGAATCTCGCAGTTTCTCAGTAGAGGAAATCTGCCGGTTCTTTGGCGTGCCGCCTCACATGGTTGGCCGAACTGAGAAGTCCACCAGCTGGGGAACGGGGCTTGAGCAGCAAACCCTGGCGTTCCAGAAGTTCACACTTCGCCGCCGGCTGAAACGCATCGAGCAGGCGCTGGAGAAGCAACTGCTGACGGCAAACGACCGCGTCAACGGGATCACTATTGAGTTCAACATTGAGGGCTTGTTGAGAGCGGACAGTGCCGCCAGAGCTAGCTTCTATGCAATTATGGTGCAGAACGGGATCTACACTCGAAACGAAGTGCGCGCTTTGGAGAACATGCCGCCGAAAGAGGGCGCAGACGATCTTACCGTGCAGTCGCAGAATGTTCCTGTTGGAACAACCGGATATCCCAGTATAGAATCAGGGGATGGAGAAAACTAAGCTCTGCACGTGCTGCAAGATCGATAAAGATGTCTCGGATTTTCCGCGGCATAGCCGGAATAAGGATGGGCTGAACACGCGGTGCAAGCCCTGTTCCGCCGCCAAGACGCGGGAGTGGAGGCAACGAAACCCTGAAGGGGCTCGGGCTTCTGAAAAGCGCTGGCGGGAAAAGAACGCTGAACGGGTTCGTGAATACAACACTGAATGGTCTAGGGCGTGGAGGGTTGACAACCGCGACCGAGATATAGCGGCATCGCGTAGGTGGAAGAGCAACAACCCGGAGCGCGTCAAAGAGTACGCTCGGCAGAATGCTAAAGACAATCCTGAGCGTTACGCGGCGCATGCGGCCAAACGTCGAGCTGATGTTCTGAGGGCGACACCGCTCTGGCTGACTGAAACCCATCTACAGCAGATAGCAGAGTTCTACAAAGAAGCCCGAAGGCTTACGCTTGAAACTGGCGTGAAACACCATGTTGACCACATCGCCCCTCTTAAGGGGAGAAAGTCGTGCGGACTGCATGTGCCGTGGAACCTTCAAGTCTTAACTGCTGAGGAAAACCAGCGGAAATGGATAAACGAGGCGGCTTGATAGGTCGCCTTTTTTTTACGCCGCCGGCGCCGAACGAGGAATAGCGCACATGAAAACCAAAGACTTCGCCCTGCAGGTCAAAGACCTGTCGGAAGACGGCACCTTTGAAGGCTACGGTTCCATCTTTGGGAACATCGACAGCTACGGCGAAAAGGTGATGCCCGGCGCTTTCGTGGAGAGCCTGGCCAAGCACAAGCGCGAAGGCTCCAACGTCCTGATGCTCTGGAACCATGATGCCCACCAGCCGATCGGCGTCTGGGAGGATTTGGCCGAGGATGCAAAGGGTCTGTGGGGCAAGGGCCGGTTCCTCCTTGATATCCAGCGGGCGCGCGAGGTCCACACGCTTGCCAAAAACAAGGCCATCGGCGGTCTGTCCATCGGCTATCGTGAGGAAGATACCGACCAAGACGGCGCCGTTCGGCTCCTGAAAAAGCTCAATCTGTACGAAATCTCTCCGGTGACATTCCCGGCCAACCGCCGCGCCCGGATCGAGAGCGTCAAATCAGAACGCATGGATGAGTTCGCCCGCCGACTGCGCGACGGCGATCCCATGCCGATCAAGGATTTCGAGGACATCCTGCGCGAGGCAGGGGTTCCGAAAAGCATGGCTGTTGCGATCGCCTCGCACGGCTATGCCAAGGCCATTCGGAGCGATTCCGAGGGCGATAAGGCGAATGACACGGCTGCGTTCCTGAAAGCTCTGCGAGCCAGCTAATCCCCAACATCGCTCTTAGGAGAAAACCATGAGCAACGAAAACAAGTCGGTGGCCGATCTCGCCGCCGAGATCAAGGCTGAGCAGCGCCAGGCGGTTGACGCTGTCAAGGCGATTGCTGAGGAAGCCCTTGGCAAGGCGAAGTCCGGCGAAGAACTGACGGCTTCCCTCAAGGAAAAGGCCGACGAAGCCCTTCTGAAGATGAACGGCCTGACCGAGCAGATGGCCGAGCTTGAGCAGAAGATGGCCCGCGGCGGCAAGGGTGGTGACGATACCGCCAAAACTCTTGGTGAGCAGTTCGTTGAATCGGAAGGCTTCAAGTCGTTCCAGGACAGCAAGTTCTCCAAGAGCGCACGGGGCGCCGACCTGAAGGTGAAGGCAACGCTGACGTCGGCGACGACTGATGCTGCCGGCTCCGTTGGTGACGCAATCGCCAACACTCGCCTGCCTGGCATCCTTCCGCTGCCCCAGCGCCGTCTCACCGTTCGCGACCTGCTTTCGCAGGGCCGGATGGACGGCAACACGCTGGAATACGTGAAGGAAACCGGCTTCACCAACAACGCGGCTGGTGTCGCCGAAGGCGCTCTGAAGCCTTCGTCCGATCTCAAGCTCGATCTGGTGACGACGTCGGCAAAGGTCATCGCCCACTGGATGAAGGCATCCAAGCAGGTTCTGGACGATGTTTCGCAGCTCCGCTCGATGATCGACCAGCGCCTCCTATACGGTCTCGCCTATGTGGAAGAAAACCAGTTGCTGAACGGCGATGGCACCGGCCAGAACCTGAACGGCATCATCCCGCAGGCAACCGCCTACTCGGCGCCGATCACTCTGGCTTCTCCGACCAGCATCGACATGATCCGTCTGATGATGCTCCAGGCAGCGCTGGCCGAGTATCCGTCCACCGGCATCGTGATGCACCCGAGCGATTGGGCGTGGATCGAGACGCTGAAGGACACCACCGGCCGCTACATCATCGGCAATCCGCAGGGCACCATCAGCCCGACGCTGTGGGGCCTGCCGGTCGTGGCAACCCAGGCGATGACGGTCGACAAGGTTCTCGTCGGTGCGTTCAAGCTCGGTGCCCAGGTCTTCGACCGCTGGGATGCCCGGATCGAGGCGGCATACGTCGATGACGACTTCATCCGCAACCTGATCACGATCCTTGCGGAAGAGCGTCTCGCTCTGGCGGTCTATCGTCCTGAAGCCTTCATCTATGGCGACTTCGGTCGCGTGACCTGATCGGCTTCGGCTCATCAAGGAGGGCAGCTTCGGTTGCCCTCTCTATGAACCGAAGGAGAAACGTCATGAAAACCTATGAAGTCCTTCGCCAGCACTTCGGCGACAAGATGTATATGCCGGGAGACACCCGCGAAGCCGCGCAGGGCGAAGTTCAGCACCTGATTAACAACGGCGTGCTGCGTGAGGCGAAAGCCAAGGCTGAGCCCGCGCCGTCCAACAAGGCCGAGAAGGCCGCCCCGAAAAACAAGAGCGCTTGATCCATGCACCGTCCCGTCCGCGTTACCGCGCCAGAAGCGCTGCCAGTCTCTCTCGAAGAGGTGAAGAAGGCCCTGCGCGTCGACAGCGCGGATGATGACGAAATGTTGACAAGCCTCATCCAGTCGGCGGTCGATCACTACGAGGGCTGGACTGGTGTGTTGGGCATCTGCCTTGTCGAGCAAACCTGGCGGCAGAGCTATGATCGCTATGACCAGTGCCTCAGACTTCCGCTCGGCCCGGTGATCGAAGTGGACGGCGTCAAGACACGTGACGTTGCCGGGACCGAGACGCAGATCCCGTCGACCGACTATGCCGTGGAGACAGATGCCGCCGGCCGATCATATGTTCGGTTCGTGGATGGCTTCACAATGCCAGGTGATGTTGCGCCGCGTTCCGCAATCTCGATCGAGTATCGCGCTGGCTGGCCCATCGTAGACGACAAGCCAACCGTGCCGGCCGACATCCTCACCGCCATCATCGCCCGCGTCCAGATCGGATATGAGCAGACGGCGACCGATGCCGGGCAGACAATCGCTAACATGGAACGCGCCCTGATTGCCAAGTGGCGCCGACCCTTGCTGTAGGAGGCCCAGATGGCTCGCATCCGATTCAAACAGGACTTCGACTACAAACCAACGCCGCAGACAACCGTCGCCTATGAGGCTGGCTGGGAAGGTGCCGTAAAGCGCGAATGCGCTGAGGAGGCGATCGCCGCCGGTAAGGCCGAGTGGGTCGGTAAAGGCACGGAGGACCAGCAGGATGGCGAAGCCGCGATCAGCCGGTGATCTGTTCCACCGTGTCGCATTCGACAAGCGCGAAGAAATAGACCGGGGAGATGGCGTCTTTGTTGGTCAGTGGGTCGAGCAGTTTCAGGTTCGGGCAGGCTTTGCGCATTTGCGCGGCGGCGAAAGCGTCATGGCTGATCGCCTTCAAGGGCAGCACACACAGGTCATATTCGTTCGCTCGTCTTCGCAGACACGGGCAGTGGATACGGACTGGCGGGTGAGGGACGTTCGAACCGGAACCGAGTTCAACATCCGCGACGTGACACCCACCAATGATCGGCAGTGGCTTGATTTCCTCTGTCAGAGCGGTGTGGCAAGCGGATGACGAAAATTCAAGGTCTCGATCGCCTCAACAAGAAGCTGGCGAAGTTGCCCGCGGTCGCAAAGCAGATGATCCGGCAGGCGATGGAAGCCAAGGCGAATGAAATTGTCGCCATGATGAAAAACCTCGTCCCGGTCGATGACGGCACGCTGCGCGACAGCATCGGCTGGACTTGGGGCAAGGCCCCGAAGGGATCGCTTACTATCGCGTCTGTCCAGGCGACTGGCGACAGCGATATGACGCTGACGATCTACGCCGGCAATAAGGAAGCATTCTATGCCCGCTGGGTCGAGTTCGGCACGGCGCGGCACGAAAATGGCGGCCTGTTCGCTGGCTCAATCCATCCAGGCACGACAGCGCAGCCGTTTTTCTTCGTGTCCTGGCGGGCAAACAAACGACGCACCGTCCGGGCGATACGCAAGGCCTCGCGAGACTCAGCAAAGAAGGTGGCGGCAGGATCATGAGCAACGACGCTGCGCACGAATTACAGGTCGCGATCATCAACGTATTGAAGGCCAGCGCCGATGTTGTGGCCTTGGTCAGCAACCGCATCTATGACCGGGTGCCCACGACTGACGGGAAGATCACGGCGACCTTTCCCTACATCTCGTTCGGGCCGGTGCAGGACCTGCCGGAAGACGCCGACTGTATCGAGGCATCCGAACTGGTGATCCAGTTGGACGCATGGTCACGCGACCCCGGCTTCATGGAAGGCCGCAAGATCGCCAAGGCCATCAAGAAGGCTCTGGACGAACAAAGTCTGCCTCTGGCCGACAACGCCCTTGTTTATTTCGAGTTTGACGGTCGCCGCGATCTGCGCGCGCCGGATGGCTTGACAACCCAGATCGTCAGCACGTTCCGCGCTGGCGTCGAGCATCACTGAAACCTGCGAAAAAGGAGCCTCAAATGGCAACCGCAACCACCATCAAGGGGGGCAAGATTCGCGTGCTCCTCGGCAACGACGCAACGCCGATCGTGTATGCTGCACCCTGCGGGTTCACGCAGCGCTCTATCACGCTTAACAAGGGCCTCGAAGAGGTCAATATTCCAGACTGCGAAGACCCGGATAAGGTCGACTGGGTCGGTCGTGACGCAACGTCGCTTTCCATGAGCATCTCCGGCGAAGGCGTGCTTGCGTCTGAAAGCGTGGATACCTGGATCGACGGCTTCGAGAGCATCGACAGCATTCCGGTCAAGGTCGAATGGGAGTTCCCCGCAAAGACGATCACCTGGACCGGCCGCATGCATATCGAAAGCATGGAAGTCGGCGCTAACAATGGCCAGCGCGCAACCAACAACGTTTCGCTCCAGAGCGACGGCGAAATGGTCCGAGTTACCACGCCGGTCACGCCCTAATGCGGGACGCGACCGTTACCTTCGATTGGGCAGACGGGACGCATTCGTTCCGTCTTGCCTGGGGGCAGCTGGCGGAGCTTCAGGAAAAATGCGATGCCGGTCCGTACGTCGTGCTCCAGCGGCTACACAGCGGGGCGTGGCGAATCGAAGACATCATCAACATCATCAGGCTCGGCCTGATCGGCGGCGGCATGGAGCCCGCGCAAGCGTTAAAACTCGTGCGCCGATATGTCGAGGCCCGCCCGCCGATGGAAAATCTCATCCCCGCGCAGGTCATTCTCTCTGCGGCACTGACGGGCGCTCCGGAGGAGAAGGTGGGGGAGGGCGACGCAGCAAATCAAAAGACAAACAGCTCGACGAACTCCCAAACGGAAAGCTGAGATTTGCTGCGATCTACGGGACCGGCGCTGTGATGGGTTTCACGCCTCAGCAGGTCAACGAGATGTCGGTTTGGCAGTTCATGGCGGCGGTTGACGGCTACGTCGAGGCTAACAGTCCCGATGATGGAGCCCTTACCGCGAAAGAAGTCGATGAGCTTTGGGATTGGGTGCAGGGGTGACGGTGATTACCATCTGCATTCCTCGCGAAGCGGTTTAACGGCCTCCGCGAGCCCGGCAATGTTGAATGTAGCGGTGAAAGGGCTCTCGCTGTAAGGCGTCATTCTGACTACAATTTTCTCCTTTCCGATCATTTGTTTTATGACCGGAATGGACTTGCCTCCGCCCCAAAGGCCCAAGGCTTTGTTGTCTGTGGATGCCGATCCACTGACTTTTTTTGCCTTCTCAGTATCTACCCTGTAGTCAATGTCTCCGTACGACGAGTACGCCCCCGATGTCATATGGCAGTCTGTTACAAAAAACAAATCTGTGCTGTCCTCTTGGCATCGGAGATGCATGCTAATCTTAGCGCCCTTATTCCAGCCGCAATCAATAACCTCTTCAGATTCAACTGACAGGAAAACAGACTTTTGATCAGTCATTTTGGATGTTTCGGTGCTGACTTGCCATTGTCCTTTTGGAGCTTGTGTCTCGGTTTTCGGGGCTCTACCGCTCAGCTTGTCATAGCAAGACAGCCGATCCAAGTCAGAGCTTACCGTGATGCATTCATTCAGCTTCGTGGCGTCATCCGCGTTAGAAGAAAGTGGTACTAGTAGCGCCGAGAAAGCCGCTGCAGCTGAGAAAAATTTAAGCAAGATAGCCCCCCATCATTTGTCGCTAGGCGATGTTTTATCAGGACACAATCCAAAATGGCAACTGACCTTGAGCGTCTCGTCGTTCAGCTTTCCGCTGACATAAAGGGATATCAGAATGCGCTCAATCGTGCGCAGGGCATCACCAACCGGCAAGCGCGTGCGATCGAGAGCCGATTTGCCAAGATGAACAGCAACATCAACTCCTCGTTTCGAGGCCTGTTGACGGGTTCTGTTGCTGGCATCGGAGCAGCCCTTGGCACTCGTGAAATCGCTCAGTATGCCGACGCTTGGACAGAGGCCGGCAACAAGATCAATGCCGCCGCCACCTCCGCTGGCGTTCAGGCGCGGTCTCTGTCTCAATTGAAGGACGGAGCGAACGAGGCCCGCACCGCATTCGGCGACTACGTTGACCTTTATGCCCGCCTTATTCGATCCGCATCAGGCGTGGCGAAGAATGAGCAAGAGATAGCCGATGCCACAAATATTGTGTCCAAGGCCTTTAAGGCTGGAGGTGCATCGGCTGCGGAAGCTGCTGGCGGCATTCTCCAGCTCGGTCAAGCGTTAGCCTCTGGGGTACTGAATGGGGATGAGCTTTCTTCAATCAGAACAAACGCGCCCATCCTTGCGCAAGCGATTGCCACAGAATTTAAGGTCTCAATCGGCGAACTAAAACAGCTCGGCGCCGAGGGGAAATTGACCTCCGACCGCGTTTTCAAGGCTATCCTCAACGCACAAAAGCCAATCGAAGCTCAGTTCGCAGCGACTAACGCGACCATCGGTGACGCCTTCACCCGGCTGAAAAACCAGATGATGGAATATGTCGGCGGATCAGACTCTGCTTTTGGCGCATCCGCAAAGCTCAACGAAGCCATCGGCCTTCTGTCCAACAACATTGGCGCTGTTGCTGACGCTGCTATCATTATGGCTGGCGCTTTCCTCGTAAATTACGCAGGGACTGCTGCGAACGCTGCGGTTGCTGCCACTTACAAGATGGTTTCCGCTCACACCGCTCAGCGTGTTGCATCTGTCGAGAGCGCCCGCACCGCTCTGGCATCCGCTCAGGCAATACAGGCATCAGCGGCTGCAAATCTACAGTATGCTCAGACGGCATTGGTAGCTGCGCGCAACGGCACAGCTTTGGGGCTGAGTGTTCAACAAGCGTCCAGAGCGATGGTCGTCGCACAGACGGGGATGGCGGCAGCCAATGCAAGGGTTATTGCGGCGCAATCGGCAACGACAGCCGCCATTGCCGCTACTGGAATAGCAGCTACTACGACCGCAGGGGCTATGCGCCTGTTGAATGGTGCCTTGGCGCTCGTCGGCGGGCCAGGCGGCGCGGCTCTCCTAGCGGCTTACGCTATATATCAGCTTTATGACGCGCAATCCGATGCAGAACGCGCAGCGAAAGCACATGGTGAGGCTGTCAACGAACTGAAATTCCAGATCGATAATCTGGACTATGCGAATAGTGCTGCGGTCGCGTCTACGAGAACAAAAATTGCCTCTGATGTTGAGGCGGCAAAGGCAGCACTAGAGCGAGCCAAGGCCGAACAGGCTCTAGCGGCTTCAATAGTCAGAGACGAAGTCAACCCGGCGATGAGGAATTATCCATCTCCGGATGCGACTGACGTCGAAAACACCGTTAGCCAGAACCCTGTCGTTAAAGAGCGGCAGCAACTTATCGACCAGCTGGACAAGCAGCTAAAGGACCTTGAGGGCATCAATGCTCAGTTTGAGAGCTACGCCTCAGGCAAAGCCAAGCCAACGAGAGATACTACCGGCTTTGGAGCAGGAGTGGGAGCGGCGGCAAGCTCAGGCAAATCATCTGGCTCCAGCAGCACCCGAGCAGACGAATACGCTCGCGAGGTCGAGCAGATCACGAAGCGAACCGCGGCGTTGAAGGCCGAGACAGCTGCGCAGGCTGGTCTAAACCCGCTATTGAACGACTATGGCTACACGCTGGAGTTTGCGAGGGCAAAACAGGATTTGCTCACTGCCGCCCAAGAGGCGGGCATTACGATCACGCCAGAGCTGACGGCGAGCATTGAACAACTGGCGTCGGGATATGCGAATGCTGTCGTTGAATCCGAGCGTCTTGCCGAAAGCCAGGATAAGGCCAGGCAAGCGGCGGAGGATTTCAAAAACACGGCGAAGGACATCACGAGCGGGTTCATCTCGGATCTGCGCAGTGGAACCTCTGCTGCAGAGGCGCTATCGAATGCCTTGAACAAGGTGCTGGACAAGATCATCGATATTGGCCTCAACAGCATCTTCGGCCTTGGTGGCGGTGGCGGTCTGTTTTCCTTCCTCGGCTTTAAGGATGGAGGCAAAATCCCTGCCTTTGCCGGCGGAGGGAAGCTGTCCGGGCCGGGAACGGGAAAATCCGACTCTATGCTCGTTCGGGCATCGACGGGTGAGTACATCGTCAATGCAAAGGCGACCAAAGAGCACCTGGCACTGCTGGAGGCGATCAACGGCGGTAAGCTTCCTGCTTTCGCGACAGGCGGCCTGCTTGGTGGCGGTATTGCGCCGAAAGCGCCCTCGCTGCCTTCCGTCAGTAACCTTCCGGCTGGAAGGTCGAGCAAGGACACCGTCAGCATCGTGTTACAGGATGATAGCGGGCGAATGGCGTCGATTGCGGATCAACGCATTGAGACGGCCAGCGGCACAATCGTGAACGTGGCCGTGGCTCAGTCCAGCCGGGCAGCTCCTGCCGCAATGGCTCAGTATCAGAACAGCAAAGGCGGCGCGGGGTGGAGATAAAGGAATGATACCGGTATTTCCGCACTGCGTCCTTCGCCCGCAGCAGATCGCTGCGACGGTTGTGCCATTCACGCGCTCCGGAGGTCGGACTCTCGGCGGCATCGAAACCGCGACCCGTACCGACCTGGGCTTCTGGGTTGTCGAATACAGCAACGTCGTGATGCAAAATCGCAACCGCGCGCAGTGGCAAACATGGCAGGCCCTCAGGCAAAAGTTTGGCGGCCGATCTGGTCGGATGGCAATTCCGGTTCGTCCCGGTCTTTCGGCGCCATACGCCTCTGGAAGATTCGAGCCAAGGCCACTGATGCCCCACAGCGACGATAGCGTGTTTTCTGACGGCTCTGAATATGTTCAGGGCGCCATCAGCGTCGTGACGCAAGGCGTGACGAACATCGGGGCGACATCGATACGCCTGCGCATCATCAATGCGGCGGACAACCTCGTGGGGGTGCGTTTCTCGTACCGGCACGCGCTTTACGAAACCGGCCCTGTGACCGACATTGACGGGGACATCTGGACTGTCCCCATCAGCCCAAGTGTGAGGGAAACCATCCCGCACGGCGCAGAACTAGAGTTTGATCAACCTACGGTTCTTTGCCGACTGACTGAGGACAGGGGGATGGATGTGACCGAGAACGCGATTGCGAAAAATTCATATCCGTCGATCTCATTCGTCGAGGATACGGACTACTGGTATCGCCTTGCGAAAGGGCTCATCTGATGGCATCCCTTCGTATCCTCTGCGACATCATGCTTCCGGGCGACACGGTTCGCATATGGGACGGCTCCGGCGGCATGTATGTCGATGACGACGGGGAGATTTATCGCGCGGCCCAGTTCACCGAGGACGCACTGCAGTCGATCGAGGCCGCCATCAACGGGGAAGCCTTCACGCTGACGCTGTCGCTGATCAACGTCGACACATCCACTGGTGACGCGATCTGGGAGTATGACGAGAACACCAGCATTTCGGGTTCGCCGTTTATCCTGAAGCTGCAGGAAATGGATGATACGGATCAGCCGGTTGGCACCCCTGAAATCAAGTTCACCGGCACGATCGACAATCTCGAAGTTGTTGATCAGGCAGATAACGATTCATCGACGTCCGTTGTGACGATTGAAGTCGTAAACGCTTTCACGCTGCGCACGAGCTCGCACGGTGGCGTCCTGTCAGACGTCGACCAGAAGGCTCGATCTGCAAGGCTTAATCCCGGTGCGCCGGCCGATCGCTTCTGTGAGCGTATACCCGGCCTTCGCGACAAGACGATCAGATGGCCGAACTGGTGAAGGAGAAAGACATGAATGAAGAAACGAAAACCTACGGAGAATGGGGATTCACGGTGCAGCCTGCCGGCCATCGTCCAACCGATCGCCCCATCCCCCGCGTTGCTGCTCAAGCGATTGCCGATTACGCGGCTATAGAAGAGCGTAAAATCGCTTCAGCATATCCTTGGCTTCTGCGTCCTCTAGTCCGTTGGGTGCGTCGCGCAACAAGCTTTTGAGCGACGCCACTGCAGGACTGTCTGTTCTGATCATTCCAAATGACACGATGACGGCGTGTATAGCGGCTTCGAGCGCATCGACCTTCTGTTGAAGTTTTTCGACTTCCATAATCATCCCCTCCCGATAACGGGATGTAGAAAACCATGCAATCAACCGAGAGTCGAGTCATGGAAGAGCGCCTCAAGGCCTTCCTGGCATCCAACGAGCGCGAGCCGTGGACGCCAGGGGGCAAGGTCGATTGCTGCCTTGCTCTTGCTGAGTGGGCGATCTGGCTCGGCTATCCCGATCCAGCCGCGCACCTTCGCGGCGCATACCAGCCGGGACAGGGTCAGCTTGATATCCTTGCTGAGCGAGGCGGGGCAATCGCGCTGGTGAAAAGCTGTGCCGAGGCGCTGGGACTTTCAGGCACGGATGCACCGCAGGTTGGCGATATCGGCGTTGTCGGTAGCGTGCACAACATCACGAGACAATTCGGCGTCATCCATGATGGTGCGGGCTGGTTGACCAGAACGCCATCCGGGTTCGCCCGTGTAGCCGCAAAGACTTTGGCGGCCTGGAGACTGTAGTGGGCATCCTTGAATCGATCGCGCTTATGGTTGTCGCCTTCATCGGCCCGACCAGCGTCCTTGCATCCAACCTGCTTTACCTCGGTACCATGGCTGCCCTCTATGGCGGCATCGCCTATGGCGCCATGGCGTTGCAGGGCGCCTTTGTGCAGAAGCCGGCTGTGCCGAAGCCTGAGGACGGCTCCTATAACCTCAAGCAGAACGTGCCGCCGCTGTCGATCGTCATGGGGCGCGTGAAGAAGGGTGGCGACTACACGTTCCTCGAGGAGGCAAATGGCACCGCCTACCATATCACCTGTCTTGCCGGACATCGCATCAATGGCGTGCTCCGACACTACCTGCATGATGAGCCGGTCAGCCTGAGTGCCGGAAATAACGGCTGGGTCGTAGCGCCTGAGCATTTTGCCAAGCCCTATCGCGGATCCGGCAACTGGGTGCTGATCCAGTGGCACGCGGGCCTCGACGGCGAGGTCGCCTATTCAGACGTCGTTTCGGCGTTCCCCGGTGTCTGGACGAACGATCATCGCGGCGACGGCCTTGCCACCGTCCGCATGTCCTGCTCGACCGTCACGCAAGAGGACTATCTTGAAATCTACCCCAACCAGATGCCGGAGCACTCCTGTGTTCTGGAAGGTGCGCTGCTTTATGATCCAAGGCTAGACTCCACCGTTCCCGGTGGGTCTGGTGGCCAACGGACCAGCAACCACAACAGCTGGACGTTCTCGACCAATCTGGCGCTGATGCGTCTGCGCCATCTGTGCAGCCCGTGGGGCGGCAAGATGAGCTATGACCGCATGCATATGCCGGACTGGATCAACGCCGCGAATGTGTGCGACCAGATCGTGATCAATCGCATCGGCGGTGTCGAGCTCCGCTATCACGGCGGCATGTGGTTCCGCACGAACAATGACCAGATCGAAGTCGGCCGTTATCTCGATGAGGCTGGCGAGCTGGTCGTCTACGAGCGGGCCGATGGAAAGATTGGCGTTCACGCTGGCCAGTTTGTCGAGCCGGATATCACGCTCGACCAGGATCATATTTTTGCGATTCGCGTCGACAAGAACAAACGGCTGTCTTCGACGGTCCTCGCGGTGCGTGGGCGTTACGTCAACACCGACAATCATTTCGTGACGGAAGACGCCGCAATCTATGGAGACCCTTACGGCGAGTTCGATGAAACCGAGCGAACGAAAACTTTCGACAACCCGGTTATCCAGTCGCACAATCACTGCCAGCGCAAGCAGAAGCTGACCTATATCCGCGCCAATGCCCGCAAGGTGTCGATCACGGCAAACTACAGCGATGCAAAGAACTGCGCCTATCGCCGGTTCATTCGTGTGCACTATCCAAGCCGTGGGCTTGTGAACGCGATCATCGAAATCACATCGACGGTAACACTCGACCTTCGCAACATGCGGGTGTCGTTCTCGGGCATCGTGGTTTCGTCTGATCTCTACGCATTTAATGCTGCGACGGAGGAGGGGTCTCCTGGCAACACGGTAACATCGGTCGCACCTGGTGGCGTTCCGATGCCCTCAGGCTTCGTTGCATCCGTGCAGACGGAGGTGGTTTCGGGCGGCGCGTCTGCGGCACTCATCGTTGGCGAGTGGTCGTTTCAGGCGCTCATTCTCAATTACGAGATGGAGTTTGAGCCGGTCGATGGTTCTGCTGCCGCGCAGTCGGTCTATTCGAAGGCCGGCGATACTGATGTCAGGACGCCGTACCTTGTCGATGGCAAACAGTATCGCACGCGCCTGCGCACCTGGGGAGGCGGCACGAAGTCCGACTGGACGGATTACCAGCTGCTGACGGCGGTTGCTGATCCCACGCCTCCTGGGCCTGTTACCGACGTCACGGTCGTCACCGAAGGCACGGGGCAAGCGTTGTTCCAGTGGACGGCTCCTAACAGCAGCAACTACTTCGCCTGCCGGCTCTACCTCAATACGTCGAACAGCTTCGCCGGAGCTTCACTCGTAGCAACTGAGTACGGGCCGCCGAGCGCGATCGACCAGCGGGCGATCCTTGGGCTGGACGATGGCGATTACTACGCCTGGCTCGTCGCCATCAATCCATCAGGTCGGGCGGCAACGCCTGTGCCGACGGGCATATTCACCGTCTCCTGACGGGCCAGCAACACAACAGATTAATTTCAGCGCCTGCGGTTTGCGGGCCGCTTTCGCATGGAGAGAAACATGGCGAATGAAATTCGCGACGCTTTTCGCACAACGTTCCGAGACTTCGTCGTAAATGGCGTTCCCTCAAGCGGTAGTAACCCTGTCAATAAGCGAGACGCGAGATCTCTTGGCGACATAATTCAGGGCGTGACGAACGGCATTACGGATTCTCTCGATGATGCGGTCTCGAGCCTTGAAGTGAAAATTGAAGGCGCTGCGGCTGGTCTTGTCCGTACCTCTACGCTCGCCGCGCTTAATGCGATACCTGGAACCAGAGTTGGGCAGCCCGGTGAAGTGACGGATGACGGTGCGAACACAGGAACTTATAGTTGGACGGGATCGGCGTGGGTGCGCGTCGGTGACATCTTCAACGAGGAAACAGCCGCGACCTTTTTCGATGTTGGCATCGCTGGTGTTTTCAAAGCTTTGCGCCCCCGCCCGACCTTCGAAAACGGCGCCGTCGCGAACATTGGTGACGCAAACCGCGCCCTTGGCTTCACTGTTCCTACGGGGCAGACTGGGCAGAATACCGTTCTTCGCTACCAGCTTGACATTGATGATGCGACTGCCGCGTCCCTCTCGAATGCGCAACTTCATGCAAGCTTTGGCTTCTTCCTGAGCGCAACGTTCGACCGTACACTGAACATCACAATCAACCTATGGAAAAAGGATGGCACCGTTGAAAGCATAACGCCAACTGTGCTTTCAAATGTAGTCAATGGACAGTTCAAGGTAGTCACGGTTGAGTTTGCCAGCGACGTAAATACGGCGAGCATCGAATTTTGCGCCACGCAAAGCGCGAGCTCCTCAGTGTCGTCAACGCAGTTCGCGATTATGTTTAACTGCATGTTGGCGGTTGCTTCCACGACAACTGTTCCGGCAACTGTCAACTCGGAAAATGCAAGCGCTGGCGCCAGATTGCAATCTCTCGCAGCAATCGCAGATATCGGGCCCGTATGGGATGACGCGGCGACAGTTGGATTTATGTTCGCGGGGGCTCAGTTTCGCCTTGATGCTTCTGGGCGCGCCATTGGCTGGACTATACCCGCTGGAGAGACTGGCTATAATTCTCTCATTTCCGTCAGAATTCCTGTCTCCGAGAGTGTGTCTCTGACCGTTCAGGGTTCAACGATCGAATGGGCTTTTATATGCCGTCATAGCCCCGGATACTCACGAGGACTGACGTTTGTTCTCGCGAATCAGGAAGGTGTAATCGCAACCTTCATGGGGCGGCGACAGCTAATCAGTGATACTGAGACGCTTATCACTGCTACCGGCATAATCGCTCCTGGCACATCTACCCTTGCGGCATCCATCCAGCAGGCCACAAACACTGCGGCTGTCAGTGAAGAGTTTCTTGAAATTGTCGATGTGCGGATTTTCCCGGTGGAGTCGGTTGATCCGGTGCGACCGCCAGCACGTCTGGCATCATTTTGGGCAAATTCTCGCCAAAGGGATTTGGGTCTCAGTGCGGTTGATCACGCGACCGTGGTTGATGATATTCGACCGGCCGCATGGACTGTGGACGTTGCAGCTGGCGCGTCGATCAACGCAGCGCTCACGACCGAAAACCCGCCCGCCAAAGGCCGCCGTCGCAAGCTGAGGCTTGCAGCAGGCCAGTATGCAGAGAACCGCATCTTTCCCAAAATGTATGATGGGCTCATCGGTGCTGGCCCAGACCTCACGGTGATTGATGGCTCTCTGTCGGCGAACTCGGCGTTGGCAAATATCGCAAACGACTCGACCATCGAGAGTTATTACGATGCAGACTATTACGGTCTCTTCGTTAGGGCGCGGAACTGCCGGTATGCGGCGCATTCCGATCTCCCTAACGAGGTCAAGGACGTTGTACAGCGCTGGCGCAATTGCGTTCTGGTCCATGAGGGCAATCAGGACGCGATAGACTATCAGACATCGCTTGGCGGTTCCGGCAATCCGGCAGGTGTGTGGGCATCAACTTTCGCCTGGGGTCCGGGCCTCTGGTCTGGCTGGGACCTTTCAGCCGAAAATTGTGTATTCATCGGCGGGGCTGGTGCTAGTGGTGCGCATAACAATCTCAACTTCTCGAAGCCTGGCCGGGTTTCTTTTAGGAACTGCACGTTGGTTGCCCGCGATGTTGGCGGCAAAAGCCTTCGCTTCGGGAGCCTCGGCGCAAAGCTTCAGTCGACCGCAATCATTGAAGGTTGCTCGCTGACCGGCGACATTGAATGCAGTGCGTTGCCATGGCTGCAGACTACACTCGATTATCAGCCTGCCGATCACCATGAGTTTCTGCTCAGTGGTTCCGGCAACACTCCGGCCGTATTCCGCATTGAGGATTTCGGCCGCGCCTTGAAGATCGAAAGTGCGGCGACTGCTGGCACATCAACTGTGTCTGTCTCGGGAAATGCTGTCGCCGTACTGTTCGGGAAAGTCGTTTCCAAGCCCGGCTCCGGTGGCATCAAGGGTTATGCATACGGCACGTTTGACATATCCGGCCGAGCGATAGGGCCGAACTACGATCTAGTGATCACGTCGCTCGGTAAACGGCTTGGAGACTGCACTTCGGCAAGCAAGACTCTGACGATCAGCATCAATGGCGGAGCAGGCGTAAACGTCATCTTCAATGCCGACTACACGGACGCCGCAAACGCAACGATCCTTGGCATGATCAATGCCGCACTCGGTGCAACCGCCACGGCCTCGGAGTATGCCATTGGTGAGCGTTATCGGCCTCATTTCACCGATGAGGAGCGGACCCTCATAAACGGTAGCGATGAAGGGATACTGATGGGAATGGCATGTTCATACGATGGAGATGGATCCCGATATATTCGAAAGGCAACCGAGGATGACGCCCCATCGCTTTTTGCAGGTATAGCGTGGGAAGATATCTATCCGGGTGGATTTGGCAGAGTGAAAACTGGAGGCTACTTGCCGATATCGGATCTGATGAGGGGGGATGAAGAATCCCTTGCTATCGGAGATGGGATTTCCGTCGGTCCTGTTGATGGTGAACTGATCAGATCTGAATCAGCTCCTGTTTTGTGGGCAATTCGCCCTGACGCGATCAGCTTCCAAATTCGATAAGATTGATCGCCAAGTATAAAAAGAGGCCAGCCTGGATCGCGAAATTTCAGCGGGCCCCTATTCACATGCCAAGGTCCACGAAGCATGCGAGTACCGATCGTAGCGCACGCCTTAAGTAGGTGGCAAGGCAATCTTTAAAATCAGGAGACCACCATGGCGACTGTACGCGAGGTACAGCAGCGCTTGATTTCGCTCGGCTTCCCGTTGCCCCGGCTTGGATCTGAGCGGGCGGCGGAAATACTGCCATCGGCTTGAATGAAAGAGGCCCGCTCACTTTGCTGGGGGAAACGGGCCTCAGTACCGCAGTTCAGCATTACACGGCACCTCAAAGTCTAGCCTTGTTGGGCGTGGCCAGCAACTAAGAATTCAGCAACAATCTGGAGAACACTATGGGCTCGGGAAACCCTTCCCGTCGCTCTCGACCTTATGTTTGGTCACGAGGGCGACTAAGTCAACGCAAATAGGGATCGGGGCGGCGCGACCAGGCCAAGCCGGTCAAAGCGCGCGCATCTCTCATCCGGTAGCGTAAACCGGCACCCAGCAACTCACAAAACAAAAGAGGCCCGGCGCTCCTCGTAAGCGCCAGGCCTCTATGCCGCTGTTTTTTTATGAGGCGCGCGGCAGCTGTCCTTAGCGCCGAAGATAAGATGATGCAAACAGGATAAGGGCGACGCAAACAGCTGCCGTTGGCCAGAAGTCTGTCGTGCCGTCCCACGACCAGTTCCAGAAGTAATAGCCCTCCAGGTGCGGCGGGGGCATCTGCACGGACACTTCGTAGTCGCGCTTCTCTCTTCCGTGGAAGTGGCCGGCGGCGAAAGCCAGTCCAACAATCCACGACAGGCGCCAGTTTAATACCAGTCTGAAAATAACGGCGACGATAGCCGCCATGACCAGCGCTTCGAGAATGTGGCCTGCCCAATCCCAGTGCTGCTGTACATAGTTCCAGTCGATCATCTGCCGTCGCTCCCTTGCTGGATGGGTTCATAAGCGACAATCCGAAAATTACAATCAGGAGACCACCATGGCACGACGCATCAACGCGGCGGGGCTTTCGCACATCATGCAGTGGGAAGGCAAACGTCTTGTCGCTTATCAGGATGTCGCAGGCATTTGGACCATCGGCTACGGCCATACCACAGCAGCCGGCATTCCACGTGTTCGCGAGGGTATGCGGATCAGTGACAAGGAAGCCGAGGACATCTTGAAGGCTGATCTTCGCAAGTTCGAGGATCGCGTGAACTCTTTGGTCAAGGTTCCTCTGACGGATAACCAGTTTGCGGTTCTCGTCTCCTTCGACTTCAATACCGGCGCCCTCCACAAGTCCACGCTCCTGAAGAAACTCAACGCAGGCGACTACGACGCCGTGCCAGCCGAACTCATGAAGTGGGTCAATGCTGGAGGCAAGCGGGTTCAGGGCCTCGTCAACCGGCGCGCTGCTGAAGCTGGACTGTGGGCAAAGGGCGAGTTCGTATCGAGCAATACCGTCGAGGCCAAGAAAGCCGTGCCAGTCAAGGATGTTGCCGTCATCGGCGGCACTGGCACTACGGGCGCGGTGGCGACTATCGGCCCAGCGATCCCGGATATTGTCGACGCCGTATCAAGCCAGCGCGACGAACTGACAAGCGGGCAGTGGGCACGCGTCATTGTCGCCGTGCTGATCCTCGGCCTCACGCTCTACGGTATCTGGCGCAAGGTGAAGTCATGATCTGGGCACTCATCCCCAACTGGCTCAAGATCGCCGCTGGTGGGCTTCTCTGCGCCGCTCTGTTGGCCTCGGGCTCCTACTGGCTGGGTAAGCGCGAAGGTCGCTCACAGACCCAGATCGAGGCCGTCAAGGAAGCGCTCGATCGCATCAACGAATTGGAGAAAAACAATGCGTCTTTCCGCAGTCTTACGGATCGTGGCCGTTGCCTCGTGTTCATGCGCGATAGCGGCTTGCCAGACAGCGCCTGCGACTAACGGGGCAGGTTACAGCTTCGTCAAATTCTCGGACCCGCAGGCGGCTCGTCTGGCTTCACAGGACGCAACAGCCGGTCCGGCAATCAACTCGAATAACAGGCAATGCGCGGCTGACGCTGCGTGTCGTAAGTGATGGCATAGCGAATTAAGGCTGGGGTAATGGCAGGGAACGACGACATGGCGAACAACGGCAACATCGAGCGCAGCTATACCGATGCCGTCACGGCGCAGCTGGGTGAGCGCGTCACCAACCTTGGCCGCCGGCAGAGTGATCTCGAAACAGAGATGCGTGCCGGGTTCAAGCAGGTTGAGAATGGCATGTCCGCCATTGCCAACGAGATGCGCACCTCCATATCGGCGCTATCTTCGAACCTTTCCGAGCGCAACAAGCCACAGTGGCAGGCGATCGGCGTTGCCATTACCTTCTGCACTGTCATTGGCGGATTGGCATACTGGCCGATCAACTCCTCCACGTCGCGACTTGAAAACGCAGTTCTGGCTTTGTCGGAAAAGATCGTGACGCGGCAAGAGATGGAATACCGGCAGGCACGCGGAGCCGAAGACCGCAACCGTATGGAGATTTCCATCAAGGATGTTCGTGATGCGCAGGTGCCGCGCGCCGAGCTTGAAAGGGTGTGGACCAGCCAAGCCAATACCGATTCCGACCAGCAGCGCCAGATTGATGAGCTAAAGCAGGCTCAGACGAGCGTGTATGGCGCCAGAGACGTAATCCTAGACCTTCGCCAGCGGGTAGACCGCATGGAGCGCGAGAAGGCCTCACCGGGAAGCTGAGGCCTCATAACGTGTAAATCCCACAGGCGGCAGCCCAGCCTCTTGTCTCAACAGGTCATAGTGATCTTCCACCTTGCGTGCCGCCTCGTGCACGTCTGGCGCATAGCCGCCCTGTGGAAGCACCTTCGCCCTTATCCGGCGTGAATGGCCGCCGTCCCACTTGAAGGTGCCTTTAGTCGGCCCTGCGTACTGTGCGGATATCCGGCCGACAATCTCTCCCTCGACAATGCAAGAATAGTCCTCATGAGGCTGACCGTTTAACCCGGTCTCCGTTCCCCACGTTCGGATCCACATGTGTCTGCGTTGGTATTTCTCATCATCACGCAC